TCTAGCCGCGCGAAGGCCGCGGCGGCCCCGGCACCGCAGACGTGATATTTGCCATCGCCTGCCCGGTATACAACTACGAATCCGGCAAAGCCCAGGTCCTGCAGATCACCCAAAAATCGATCCTCAAGGAAATCGACCAGATCTCCCAGATGGAGGACTACGAAAACCTGCTGGAGTGGGACTTCACGATCGGCAAAAAGGGCTCGGGCCTGCTGACTGAGTACACCGTGCGCCCTGTGCCCCGCAAAAAGGGCAGCCAAGAGCACATCGACGCCGCCTGGCTGGAAGCCAAATCTGAAGGCTTCGACATCACCCGCCTACTCACCGGAGGCAACCCCTTCAAAGCAGCGTGATGGGACGCCGCAAAAAGCCGGACTGGAAACCAGCGACGGAGTTCACATTGGTGAAACTTCCGGCCAACGGTCCAAAGCCAGGCCAGTCCTACGAAAGCTGGGCAGCCGGTAAACGGCTATCTGATGCGAAGTGGGAAAAACTAAAAGCAAGCAACATCAACAAACTGCTTTGAGATTTTCAAGGCCCCACCATTGCGTGGGGCTTTTTTAGTGGTATTATCAGATTGGGAAAAAATAACTAAATGGCCTCCAACACACAAGACACGCTGGCAGGTCTACGTAAATGGAGACTGGAACAAGACAACTCAGGCCCCTTCCGGGTCTACCGAGACATCAACGGCAATATCTACCATAGTGTTACACACATCCTAAAGGAAACAAGCGACAAAACCGGACTGGAACGCTGGGAAGCCCGCCTGGGACCTACAGAAGCCACTCAACAGCGCAATGTTGCCGCCACGAGAGGCAACATGGCCCATTCACAGGCTGAATACCTACTCAAAACTTCAATGCAGCTGGCACGATCCACTGCAAACAAGCGCAACTCCATTCGCTGGGACGAACAGGGACTGGCGCGTATCCCTGCCCCAATCACACAGTGGGCCCTCAAACGGGTAAGGCCAAATGTCCCCCGAGTTGGCTGGAGCGCCTCAGGTTACGCCCGCAGCTTGTCTGACTGGATCGCCGAGAACGTCACCGAAATTTTCGCGTCTGAATTTTCCATTCACCACCCAGCCGGCTTCGCTGGCACCTGTGATGCCTTAATTGGTCTCAAAAATAATGAGCTGGTACTAGCCGACTGGAAGACCAGCGTGGGCCGCAAAACCAAGACCGACGATGAAGGTCTGGAGCGCCTACCGCCCGGCCATTCATACATCGACCAGTGTGGCGCCTACAGCCTCGGCCTGAAGCACCTAACCGGCCTTAAACCGACTGGAGCAGCCATCGTGTTGGCACGCCGCTGCGGCTCCCCCAACATTCACTACATGTCGGCCGCCGAAGTAAAAGACGCTGAAGATTCATTCATGAAGCGCGTGGAGCAATACTTCGACGCGCTACAAGCCGCCATTCAGGCTTAACAATAAATTCCATTCATTAACACACTAAGCCGCCAAAGGCCATTCATGCTTGGCACGTGAACGCCTTGGGCCGCTGAGGGGTTGGCGGCCTTTTTTCTCGGGCGTCTCAGGTGGTGTCTCATGAGTCTCGCCGCTACTGCACTGATCTTGGCTGGAGCACTGCTAGCCATCCGGGCGCTTTGCTTGGTACTACCTGACGTGGAACCTGACGGGACTGTGAGGGAGTCTTGTCTAAGGCACAAAAATAGGGACTAGGTAAAAGTGCCTAGTCCCCGTAGAGGTCAGCTGGAACGCTCAGACCTTGGCGGGCTTGCGTGATGCCTGGCGCTTGCCCTTATTGCTGCGCGCGGCGTTTTTGTTTTCCACAAGTTGAACTTGTGGATTTTGTGGAAAACCTCCAGCGGCCAGAACGGCCTCAGCGGTCAGAGTCTGCTGGCTGACCTTGGCGCGTTGCAGCACTTCCTCGAATGCTGCAGCTTGGCGTAGCTGCTGCTGGCGCTTGTGCAGGTTGGGCAGTGTCTCCAGGTTCCAGCGGCTGGAGCCCTGGTTCGATGCTTCGGCGCGATTCTCGCTCAGCCAAGCCAGAACGGAATCGTCGCATGGGTGGTTCTGTGCCATCCAGAGCTTGTCGGCCCATTCGATTTTGAGGCGCCTAGCAGCTTCGCGGATTTGCTCGCGGCTTTCTTTGCGCTGGCGCTGTGTGACCCACTCGCCGTTTGCCATTGGTGCTCCTGCCTTGGTGAGGCTTGAAGGAATACCCTCTAACAATAGCACAGCGGGCAAGGCCGCTAAACCGCATTTCAAAGTGTAACAGTGCTAAGCCGTACGCTTCCTTGCCGCCGTAGGCTGCTGGGGCAATCAAGGGAAACCACCCCATGGCACGCATCACACGCACACACCTTGAAGAGCTGGCACGAGCACTGTCCCAGCTTCACGGCGCGGATATCTGGATCCAGCACAGCTCCCTTGGCTATGCCATCCAGCAGACCGTAGACGGAGGCACTGGAGCATGGCAGCACGCCGGCTGTCTCACGGCCTCCGAGGCCAAGCACTGGCTCGCTGGAGCGCTATCCATTCACTCGATCACCCGCCGCGCTGCTGATCCTGCGGCCTATTGACCATTCACGCGAGGAGCCATTCACGCGAGACTACCCGGCCTTTCTGCCGGGTTTTCTTGTGTGCGACTAAGATTGAACCAAACGACCGGAGATTGTAACAGTGAGCGAACAGCCGGAAGCTATCAACGAAGCGCCGGAAGTTGCGCTGGAAGTGGAGGAAAAGAAGCCGCGTCCGTATGGTACGCGAAACCCAAATGCATACATTGAACAACGCCAGCAGCGTTTGTATCGGCGTCAGTTGGATGGCTTAACAACTCGCCAGCTGGTATTAGATCACGCAGATCGTGAGGGCATCTCTGTAGCGACCGCTTGGCGTGACTGGGAAGCTGTGAACAAGTGGAACAGCGAAGACTGGGCAAGAGATAGAGAAAACATGCTCGCAAGATTACAAACAATGCGTGCAAAATTGTTTAACGCAGCTATCCGCAAAGGGCAGTTACAAACCGCCGCGCAAGTTCTTGATAGTTTGGGCAAGGTAGTTAACGAGTCAGGTATAGAAACTCAAGCGGCTGCTGCACCACAACTAAACATCGTGGTTGAGGACAAGCGCGCTGGCGCTTAGCGTGCAACAGTAGACAGCTGAGCAACTGGCGCGATCCGTTCGCACAGCTTGCTCGGCTGCTGTATTGTTACAGGGTAAGGCAAACACACAGCCACCATGCACACACGCAAACTCTCCATCTCTGACCTCGGCTACGGCTGCGCCATGCTGCTAACCGTTGCCGGCATAATCGCAATGGGCGCCGACAACTCAAACCGGCTGGCGCAATGCGAAGCATCCGGCCGCGGCCAGGCTGAATGCCGCCTGCTGATCCTCGGCCGCTGAGGCCTAGTACAGCTGTACTGTATTACAATGTATTACAGTACAGCCCACAGCGCGTAATCTGCTGTGCTACAATACAAGAGCACACAGGCACACCACGCCATGCAGATCACCGACCGCTCCAGCAAGCCCGAGATCATCTCCGCCGCGCTGGAACTAACCGACCACCAGGCAGCCACCATCGAACGGCTACAGCAACAGCAGCGGATCCTGTTCGCCGCGATCACAGCCCTAGCAGTCTGGGCACTGATCTAATACAAAGCACCTAGCCGGGGGGTACCTTCCGGCTTTTTTATTTGCTGGTGGCGGCTTAGGGAACCTACTGATATAACCTCAATTTCTTCTACTGTGCTAACCTACCCCTTACTCTCATACAAAAGATGCTCACCCTGACTCTTCTGCTGGCGCAACTACCTCCCATCACAAAAATCGGCCCCACCTGCCCTTTCAACTACTACACAAGCGCAGGTTACTGCGTGTACAACAACACCGGGCTGGCACCCCAGCGCCAATCAATCCCTCGCACTTCCCCCAGCTGCCCGCTCGGCACCTACACAAACGGCAACTACTGCAGCTGGCGCCCCAACTACTAGGGGGCATGGGTCGAATTCCTGTAATACCCTAGAAGGTACCCCCCTAAATAAAAATGCCCGAATCTGCTGGAGCACTAACCCTTCGATATGCCCAGGGTCAGGTTTTTAGCAGTCGAAAACGCTTCAGAGTATTGGTAGCGGGCCGCCGATTCGGCAAAAGTTACCTCTCATGCATCGAATTATTGCGTGGGGCGATCGAAAGGCCGGGCGAAACCTTCTTTTACGCGGCCCCTACATACCGAATGGCGAAGGATATTGCCTGGAAAGTAATGAAAAAGCTAGTTCCAAAGGCCTGGATCAAGAGCAAGAACGAAACGGACCTCAAGATCGAGCTAGTGAACGGCTCAACAATCGAATTAAAGGGCACTGAAAACGCAATGGCCCTACGCGGCCGCAGTTTGGCCGGCGTGGTGCTCGACGAAGCAGCATTTATGTCCAGCGAAGTCTGGTTCGAGGTAATCCGCCCTGCTTTAGCCGACAAACAAGGCTGGGCCTTATTCATCTCCACCCCGGATGGAACAGCTAGCTGGTTCTACGAACTCTGGCAATACGCAGACAGCGGCGACCCCAACTGGAGCCGTTGGCAGTACACGACTATTGACGGCGACAACGTCCCACCAGAAGAAATCGAAGCAGCCCGCGGCCAACTAGACGCTCGAACCTTCCGCCAAGAATTCGAAGCGAGCTTCGAGAACCTAAGCGGCCTAGTGGCAGTCTCCTTCGGAGACGAAAACATCTCTACAGAAGCCGCGGACATCCCAATCCTGCCTTTGCTTTTAGGCGTGGACTTCAACGTGGACCCGATGTCTGGCATTTGCGCGGTCAAAAAAGACGACACGCTCTATGTATTCGACGAAATCATGCTGACTGGTGGCGCCACCACCTGGGATTTTGCGGAGGAAGTAACAAGCCGTTTCGGCGTGGACCGCCGCGTAATCGCCTGCCCGGACCCAACTGGCGGCTCCCGCAAAACCAGCGGCGTAGGTCTAACCGACCACAACATCTTGCGCCGCAGCGGCTTCAACGTTTCCAGCCCAAAAGCCCCCTGGAAAATCCGCGACAAGATCACCGCGGTCAACACTGCCCTTTTAGATGCGACTGGAACGCGCCGCACGGTGATCCACCCACGCTGCAAGGAACTAATCAAGAGCCTCCGCACCTTGACCTACGCGCCGGGCACCGGCCTCCCCAACAAAAACCTAGGCGTGGACCACGCTTTCGACGCCTTCGGCTACCTCTGCCTCCAACAATTCAACCTCGCCAACGCCGGCACCCTGGGCCAAACAAACTACCGCCTCTACTAACTACCCATAGACTGGTACAAACGCCACCTACAAATGGCCAAAAAACCCACCAAAGCGGAGAAAAAGATCTCCAAAGTAATGCGCGAATACGGAGCTGGAACACTTAAATCAAGTTCCGGCAAAAAAGTAACAAGTCGCCAGCAAGCAATCGCTATTGCGTTATCCGAAGCTGGCAAATCCCAGAAAAAACCTACCAAAAAAGGCAAGAAATAGTCATGAAAGGCAAGAAACCAGGTCTTTACGCGAATATCAACGCCAAGCGCAAGCGCATTGAAGCCGGCAGCGGCGAAAAAATGCGCAAACCAGGCAGCAAAGGCGCCCCAACGGCATCAGACTTCAAAAAAGCGGCTAAGACCGCCAAAAAACCGAGGAAGTAACCATGGCCGCCGTAGCTAACACCGCCATCGACCGTTACACAAACCTGGTCGAATACACCGGTGGCACGCTATCCGCCGTAGACCAGTGGATGGAAGTCCCCGCCCATTCCGCCAGCTACACCTTTGCCGTGACCGTAACCGGCGGCGCCAACTTCCAACTGGCACTTGAGTGTAGCTTCAACGGCAACGGCAACTGGTTCACTATCGACAGCAGCAAAACTATCAACTCGAACGGCCAATACGTCTACTTCTACGAGGGTAAACCTGCGGCCAAGATCCGTATGCGCATTGCATCAATCTCCTCTGGAACCCCTTCAATCGTTCCCCACATTGCAGTTGCCTACCACGGTTAATGATCCAAACAATCAATGGCAGCTGCGTGCACATCGAACTCGATGCTGAAGACGGACTGACTCACGCCACGTTCGTCTTCAAAACACCTCAAAACGCCGAAATCATCGGCGGCTTTGTGAAGATGCTTGTCCAAGGCATCGAAGTGCTGGTGCCAATCAACGACCCCGACGACGAGGAGGAAGACGATGATTGAGTATCGCGGCGAAAAATTTGAAGGTTACAACAAACCAAAACGCACCCCAAATCACCCGGATAAATCACACGCAGTCCTAGCAAAAGAAGGCGACAAAGTAAAACTTATCCGTTTCGGCCAACAGGGCGTATCTGGATCACCAAAGAAAGAAAACGAGAGCGAGGCAGACCGCAAAAGGCGAGAGGCATTTAAGGCAAGGCACGCAGCTAACATTAAAAAAGGGAAAATGTCGGCCGCCTACTGGTCGAATCGCACCAAATGGTGACTAAATGACCTACGCAGTCCCGGGCCAGTACAGAACCCACATAGTCGCCACGACCTACGACGGCGGCGGCGACAGCCCCTTCGTACGTACAGCCGCGGTGCTGGACATGCTGAAGGGCTGGGAGATCATGAAAGCTGTGACCCGCGGCACGGAATACCTGCGCGAAAACAGCGAAGCCTTCCTCCCACTGGAACCCCGCGAGGACTACCGGGCGTATTTAAGCCGCGTGAACCGCGCCGTTTTTTCGCCTTATACGCAGCGTTTAATCCGTGCTGCGACTGGTTTGATCCTGCGCAAGCCGATCATGCTGGAAGGCGACGCCTACTGGCGCGAAATTTTTGCCAAGGATGTTGACGGCTGCGGCTCCGACCTCGACGAATATGCACGCCGCCTACTGCTGACAAGCCTGACCTACGGCCACGCGCACACACTGGTCGACTTCCCAGCCCCATCTGGCGCCCGCAGCCTTGCGGAAGAACGCGAGATGGGCCGCCGCCCCTACTGGGTCGAGGTCGATCCTGCCAACGTCTACGGCTGGCGCTTAGACCGCGACGCAGCGTACGGCACCTTGACCCAGGTGCGTATCTTCGAGAAAGCGATCATCCCGGAGGGCCGCTTCGGCGAAAAAACCTACGAACAAATCCGCGTCATCGAACCAGGCCGCTACGAGGTCTACCGCCAGCGCAGCCCACTCCAGCCAATCCAAAGTTACGGCCCAGGCTTCCTGGAACCCAACTCCCAAAGCTCGGACTACGAGATTGCCGAATCAGGCACCTACAGCCTGGGCGAAATCCCACTTGTAACCACCTATTCCAACAAGGTGGACACGATGGTTAGCCGGCCCCCTTTACTGGACGTGGCCTACCTAAACCTGGCGCATTTCCAACGCCAAGCCGACCTAATCCATAGTCTCCACATCGCGAGCCAACCACTTCTTGTCCTCGAGGGCTGGGACGATCAAACCAAGGACATGGCAGTGAGCGTTAACTACGCCATTGCGACACAACCTGGCAACAAGATCTATTACGTGGAGCCCGCCTCCAGCGCATTTGAAGCCCAGTCCAACGAAATCAAGGAACTTCAAAGCCAGATGTCCATGTTGGGCATCAGCACTTTGAGCCAGCAAAAGTTTGTCGCTGAATCTGCCGACGCCCGCCGTCTCGACAAAGTCGACACCAACTCAATGCTGGCTGCCGTAAGCCTCGACCTGGAGCAAACCCTTCAAAAGGCGTTCAATTACGCGGCGGAATACCTGGGCTTGGAACCACCTGAAGTACGGATTAGCCGCGATTTTGACGTTAACCGTCTGATCGGCCAAGACATCACAGCAATTACGACGCTTTACGACAAGGGCGCAATTTCGCTGGAGGAAATGCGTGCAATTTTGGCCCAGGGCGAAATTCTTCCCACTGGCGAACTCGGCGATCTCCCCAGCGAAGAACCCGAGGAAGTCGAGGAGCCCGAGGAAATGGAAGACATGCCCGAAGCCTCCGACACCGAAGAGGAAGAGGAGCTCACCCCAGACCGCATGGAGCAACTTATCAACGCACTGTTGCAGTAACCGATGCCTACTCAGCAGGACGTTTTAACGCTTGCGCAAGTCACCACACTGGTCCGACTGGCGCGCAATATCAAAAAGATCAACAGCCTGCTGTCCGGCGACGGTCCTCCTACAACAGAGGGCCGCGAAGGCGACTGGTACATAAACACCCGCACCGCGGAACTTTACGGTCCCCGCACCACGAGCGGCTGGAACGACAGCCCGCTAGCGCTTGGCGGCAACCCCCGCAATTCTGAGTTGCTGGTTAACGGCAACTTTTCCGATCAAAACGGCGGAAGCGGCACTACGGCAACAATCGCTGTTGGCACGGTCACAACCGGCGATCCAGGCACCAGCGCAGCAATTACAAACGTCGGCACATCCGAAGCCGCAGTATTCAACTTCACAATTCCCCGCGGAGCGACTGGAGCCACCGGCCCCACAGGACCCACAGGTGCAACTGGAGCGACTGGAGCCACCGGTGCCCAAGGTTCACAAGGCGACCCCGGCCCAACCGGTCCAACAGGCCCTCAAGGCATCCAAGGTCCCCAAGGTGCGCAAGGCCCACAGGGCGACACAGGCCTCACTGGAGCAACCGGCCCACAAGGCGAAACAGGTCCTGCTGGACCTACAGGTCCGGAAGGACCGCAAGGCCCTCAAGGTCCACAAGGTATCCAAGGCCCAGCCGGTCCAGCCGGTAGCAATGCAACCGTAACTGCTGGAACAAACATCACTGTTGTAAATGGCGAGGTATCAGTATCTAGCGCCTACGTATTCGACGACGGTAGTTACTGAGTTCTTCTGCAGTAGACTAGAACTGCACCGTATTACTTCACAGTGGAGTCACTCGCTGAAGTTCTCCAACCGGACGGTTCTACCCGGTGGGAACTGGTCTCATTAACTGAGGCCTCAATTCATCCTGAAAAACAGGAAGAAGAAAAGCCGGCGAAGCGTAGCCGCAAGGCAACTGTGGAGTCGACATACGTAGAACCAACCGAAAAACTCGACTACTAATTCATGGAAGAGCACGTCATCCAGGAGACGCCCGTGGCGACTCCTACCCAGCCCGTGGCTGGAGCCGACACCGCTCCAACTTCTGACTTGAGCGTGGTCCGTGCGGACTACGAATCTCAAATCAACGCGCTAAAAACTCAAGCTCTTGAGGCCGAGGAACGCTTCCAAGGCATCAAAAACAAGCTTGACGAGGTCTACAAACGCCAAGACGACCAGCGTAAAAAGACGCTGGAAGACCAAGGCCAATGGAAAGACCTTTGGGAGGAAGCGAACCGCACCGCCCAAGAAAAGGACCAGCAAATCAGTGATTTGCAGCGTCAACTTGACGATCTACGTCAATCAAACGAGCACGCGGCAATCCGCACAAAAGCGATTGCAGCAATCAGCCAGGCTGGCGCAATTAACGCCGAGCAAATGCTCCAACTTGTTCAAAACAACCTCCGCAAAAACGACAACGGCAGTGTCGTTGTTCTAAACGGCGGCGTGGAACAAGAACTAACAACGTATCTGGCTACGTTAAAAAACCCCGGCTCGGGTTACGAGCACCACTTCAAACCAAGCGCTGCTGCTGGAATGGGCGCCAAGCCAACTACAGCAACAGTATCTGCTTCAGGTGTAGCGAACCCCTGGAAAGAAGGTTCCATCAACCTGACACAACAGATGCTAATTTCTAGTCAGGATCCTGATCTCGCAGCTGTGCTGAAGAGAGAAGCAGGCCTTTAATTAGCGCACCCGTGGTGCTTGACCTAGTCCGTGACTGGGGCTCCGCAAACATTACCCTCCAAAGGTGTTAAGAAATGGCCGCACCATTTCAGAACTATTCCGGCGGTGTCCTCCTGGCGGACATCGTCAAGCGCAATAACCTCAGCACCTATGTGTCTGAGGCAATCAAGGACCGCAGCCTTTTCCTGAAGAGCGGCGCCGTTGTTCGCAACAGCGTGCTCGACTCCCGTGAAGGCGGCACCCGCATCCAGGTTCCCGAGTTCAACCCCGTGACTCCCACCGAGGAGATCATGAACGGGACCGCGACCTGGGGCACCAGCAACAACGGCTACCTGACCCCTCAAAAGGTTGGTACCGACACCCAGATCGCTACTATCTGCCATCGCGGTTTTGCATATGCGGTGGACGACATCGCGATGCTCGCGGCTGGTGAAGACCCCATGCTTCACATCCGCAACCAGCTTGCTGATGCGATCAACAAACTGAACAGCGCCCGCCTGTTCAGCCAGCTGGCCGGTCTGTTTGGCACTGCACTGTCTGCCAACAGCCTGGATCTTGGTGTTGCCGCCGCTTCTGGCGCTGGCGAAGCCAACTTCCTTACTGGCGCCGCTGTGGCCCGTGCACGCGCCCTTCTGGGTGAGCGCGGCGACGAACTGGACATCCTGGTGGTCCACCCCTCTGTGGGCTTCTACCTGTACCAGATCGGCCTTCTGACCTTCTCCACCTCGGCCCTTGCCGCTTCCGGCAGTGTCGTTTGGGGTGGTGGTGGCGTCGGCATCGGTGCCCGTGCCATCGGCGAATTCGCCGGCTGCCGCGTGATCATGGATCCCCTGGTCAACACCGTTGCCCCTGGCACTGCTGGTCACCAGCGTGAGTTCTACTGCTATCTGACCCGCAGTGGAACGATCATGGAAGGCGTCCAGCAGGACCTGCGGATCGAAGCCGACCGCAACATCCTGTCCAAGCAGGACGTGCTCTCGGTCGACTACCGCTCTGCTTATCACGTGATGGGCACCAAGTGGGTGGTCGCCGGCGACAACCCCACCAACACGAACCTGGCCACCGCCAACAAGTGGGGCGCCACCTACGACATCGACCTGATCCCCCTGGTTCAGCTCAC